TAGCAGCAACCGCCACCATGCCGTCTTGGCTCTTGCTTGCTGGCAATCGCCCGACAAACACGTCTTTGCCAAGCTCCCCACCAATTGTGGTAGCCACAACTTTTGCAATCTCCAATGTTACATTCATCTAAAAAACCTCTTGTAATCTTTCATGGTGCTTCTCACACCCTCATCAACGAAACCTTTGCCAGTGCCGGCCGTGGTGTACTTACGTACCACATGTGTGCCATTCGCACGCCTGCCGCGGTTCTGGTACTGCGAGTAGATTGGCTTCCATGTCAATCTGATAGCGTCTCTACCGATTCGCCGCACCTCGACATTGCGGGACTTTAGCGACCCCCTACGCTTGAATGGTGCGGTGAGGTTGGCTACTGTCAAGGTGTGATTCGCCATTGCGTTCAATCCTGTCGCTGCCTGATTCTGGAAGAATCGTTTGACGGCGACTGTATTGTCGACCACCGGCACGATTATACCTCTCTGTCGAGCCTTTCCAGCTCAATTTCAACGTGCTGTACTGTGCTGCTTGTGATAACTGCCCTGCCAACTGCTACGTTGGCAACGCGGTACACCCGCTTAACGCCAAACAGAGTCACCTCAGCGAAATATCCCTCAATCGAGTAGCCAATTGACGACAACCAGCTATCTCGGCCGTCCAGATATGCTCTAGCATCACCTGTCATAGCGTCGTAGCTACCGCCACGAGTCAAGCCACTTGTCTGCTCGACAACACACTTCACGCTGTGCCGCTCGCCCCCTGTCTGGCGATATACACCGTCTACGGGGGCAACCAAGGTGATGTTATCGCGAAATATCATAGCGATGAACTCCACGCTGGCTCAGTGGTGTACTAGTGTAGCCAGACACCACACAATTGCTGATTGGCTTTACAAACTTTGCCAGTAGATCAACGTTCGCCTCCGCGAACTGATCAATAACTTGCTTAGTGTTGTCATACGTCACTGAATGACTCAGCACTGTTTCAGATTTTACGTTGTTGTAAAAGCTACCTTGATTAGCTATTGACAGCGTGTCAAATAGCCGTGCAATGAGGATTTTCAAGCCGTATGGCAACAGCTCGCCATATCCCCACGCCGCCTTGACGATGTGTCGACCAGCAACTAGCGGCTCAGCCATCTCAATGATGTTGAACCAGCTGGCGTTCAGTTCGTCAAATTGGCTTACACACTTGACTACCAGCGGCTTGCCGCTCTCAGTGGTTACCTCTGGCAGTAAGCTAGTGAACGGATCGACGATTAGAAAACGTGAGCCGCAAGTTGTCTCGTATCGACGCGGCGTATTTGCCTCGCCTTGCATTTTGACATCTAGCAGCGCCTCCAACGTCTCCGTCGCCTGCTGCAATAACTGCTCAAAGTACTTATTCTCGGTATCAGAAAGGGGGCGTAAAAGTACGCCCTCGATATCTTCTTTAGTTACCAATGTTGCCATCTCTTACGCCCCTCTCTGTTAGGCTACGTGTTTAATAGCCACTGCTGCTGCGATGCCGCTCAAGCCGCCACCTGCGAAGATCTCCTGCAAGTATTCGTGCTTATTCTGCTTCAACGCAAAGTTGGTGTAGCTTTCAATTGACTGATCGCCAACCACCTTGTATTTGTTAAATACAACCAAGTAGGCATCGTTGTCGGCGTCGTTAGTGTCGTTGAACCATTGTGGCGTAAATTTGCCAGCAAGCTCCAAGTCTTCCAAGATGTTAACGCCCGGGGTGTATAGCATATGCTTGTCAGTGCCTCGCTCATCTTTCAAGGCAGTGAGATATCCACGCTTTGCGATGATATAAACGTCGCCCTCAGCCTCGATTAAGTCGCGTGCATTCAAGATAGCAGTACGGCGACTTTCTCCTGTTTTTGGCGTATAGGTTTTAGCAAACACGTTGCCAGCCTTGGCGTCAGCTTTGACAGATACAAACGACTTGATCTTGTCGTCGCTAGTGTCGACTAGTCCGTCACCGATAACGATCGCACGCTCGATACTTGCGATAATCCGCTTTGGCAACTCTTGCAATACGTAACGCAACAGTGAGCCAGTGCTCTTGTTCTTGCGGATAGTTTCTTTGTCAAGGGTGAGGTACTTGTAGATGTACTGACCCTCAAGTATGCGGTTTTCGATAGCAATCGTAGCCTCTTTCTTGTCTTTGCCTGCCTGGTGTCCCAGCGCACCGTCAGTATTGGTGTCCCAAGCTGTGTTGTAGGCATCAAGTCCAGTTTTATCGACTAGGTTCCAGATTGGTCCGCCAGCCTTAAATGCACTCTCAACTGCCTCAACAACTGGCGCTGGGAATAATTTGTCAGCACCAGTGACAGCCATCTGTACACCGTTAGCTTCAAGCTTGTCCATCCAAGCTTCACGAACGGCTGCCGCACCTGCTCCTGCCTGTGCTACCAGCACGTCAGCAAAATCTTCTAATGCTTTTGGCGTTTCCAGGTAATTTACGACAGTACCTTTGTCGACAGCTACTGGATCAGCTGGTTCTTTAATTTGCATCTTTGCAATGTCTTTCGGATCCATTTCCGTATCCTCCTCAGGATTGTTATCAGTTGGTTCTTCCGGCTCTGATTGCTCAGCTTCGTCAGTAGGCTCTGCCTCTGGCACGGCTTCCGGTGCCGCTGGTTCGTCAGTTTTCGTTTCAGGTTCAGTTGCATTTTCGGTCGGCTCCGCCGCCTTAGCCGCTTCAGCCTCTGCTTTCGCCTTGATTTGTTCAACCAGGCTCTGCATTGGCTTGGCGTCTGCCTGCTTGACTGCCGACATACTGAATGCAAAGTTCATACCCATCACATTCTGTACGCCCTCATCTTGCTTTTGCTTCTCTGGTGCATCAGACACCTCATCGGCAAAACCAAGCTCGACAGCCTTATCGGCAAGCATCCACGTTTCCGCTTCCAGCAGCTCAGTGATCTTTTCATCACTCAGCCCTGTTCGCCTGGCGTAGATAGGTGTGATTCCCTCCTCGATCTTCAGCAACACATCTTTGGCTTTCTCCATGTCGTCCACCGTACCAGCCGCATAAACGGACGGGCGGTGAATCATGATCATTGAGCCTGGCGACATGATAATCTTGTCGCCCGCCATTGCAATTACTGATGCAACCGACGCCGCTAAACCATCAACCCTGACAGTGACATTTCCGTTATGATTCACAAGTGCGTTATAAATCGCCAAGCCTGCGAACACGTCGCCACCGGGGCTGTTAATGACAACTGTCAAATCGCCCGCATGCTGCTTGAGTTCTTCGCGAAAGAGGTCAGGTGTGACTTCGTCTCCCCACCAGGTGTCGCTCGCGATAGGCCCGTCAAGTATAAGCTCTTGATTATTCGATGAAACGGAATTGTTCCACTTCCAGAACTTCATGCTTTGTTTCCTTGTTAAAGTTTGCTTTCGACTCCTGCTTGCCCGTCCAATTTGAGCGTCTTGCTCTCGTCTTATTTCTAAGACTACAGATTACGATTTATCGAACTCATAACGCACCTGCTCATCTGTCGAGGCGGCGTTTACGATCTTGATATTATTGACATGTTTACACTTAGCGTTACTACAACGCACCTGTGCGATCATCTGCGTCACACCCTTGATGTTCAGGTAGCGTCCGCACTCCTCGCACCGCAAATCTAAATCAGCCATCTCATCGTCAATGATTCGCCGCTCAGCATCCAGATACGCCTTGACAACGCGGTATTTCGGGTGGCAATGCCCGTTCGGATGTACGTCATAGCCGTCATTCTGCGCAAAATTATTGATAAATATGCCGCCGTCCCTGCCAATGATCGCCTCATTTAGATTTAGGATTGGCTCGTCAACTGCCACCCACTTATCGATCAACGTGGCACAAAACTCGCACGGCTTGCCGGTCTCGCTCTCCATCGCTTTCTCGATCAGCGTTCCTGTTTGGTTTTGCACCTGCTTCATCGCCTCAACGCTTGACAGTGCGTCGGCTCGTGATATCTCAGTGCGAGCCATTCTCTGTACTCGCCATTCGTCGGTCTTCATAATGCCGCGCAGTTTCTCCTCTAGCTCAGACTGTGCCCAGCCGTGCGATGCCGCATGATCAAGCACGCGACGGATTGAGACGGCTGTATCGTCAGCGTATGAGCGCGCCACGTTTAGCAAATAACCTCGGTAAGCTTCCTGTGTCGATGCCGCTACTATAAAGCCAGTTAACTCAGTAGTAGACACGCCGTTGTCTATCAACAACTGTTTGCCGTCCTCAAAATAAATCGCACCTTGAACTATCATCAACGCCACGATGATCAGTAGTAGTGCCTCGGCAAATTCGTTTTGCTCGTCGTCTTCCTCAGTACTGTTTTCAGCCACCTGACGTGATTCAGCGATAGCTCGGTCGACTTGTTTCTGCATGAACTCCGTCGTTGCATCATAAATCAGCTGCTCAAAGTCATCGAGCGTCTGCGGCTGATTATCGGCTGATGCTTTTGGGCTGGTGCCGTTCGCTTCTCCTCGAGTCCCCATGCTGCCAACCTTACGGCGATCAGGTGCGTCCGCCACTTCATCGCCCTCGTCAACATCTGGCTTATCGTTCTCAATCTCTGGTGGTTTATAGTCACCCTTACGCAACAGCTTAAAGTTGTTCGGCAATTTCAACGCGTCAATGATGCTATCGGTACTGTATCCAGCCGCCTCTAATTTCAAGATGCTGTTAATCCGAATATCATCAGCCTCAGCCTGTACTTTGACTTCATCGACTACCTGTGGAATAGTGAACTCGTAAGTAATAGCTATGCCCATACCGCCAGTAATTCGGTTTAACTCGTGTGTCAACTGCGTGTAATTACGCAACAGCAGTGGGTCAACGACATTCTCGGCAAACACCTGCTTTGACACCTGCGCGTTGGCATATGTCGCAGTGTCGTCAATGCCTTTCATAATGGCCGAAACGCCAAATGACGTATCGATCCGCCTATCAACCTGCTTAAATAAGTTCTCGAAGTCAATATCTTTGTTTGGTATGACTCCGAACCAGTGTACATTCATTCTCTTGTTAAATGGGCAAACGTTAGATGCAGACTCTATGTTGCTTTCGCTTTCTGTATAAGGTCTGCTTGTTATCTCACCAACAAGAAAATCATTTGGAGATTCCGATGGAACAATGACGATATCCCCAATATTAAGACTATATGCAAATTTCATCATTTGGTTATAGGCTGAACCAGGTTTTTCTATCCTATTGTCGAACTCTTTGATTTTTCCTTTGATTGCATCTTCGTCAAGATTTTTAAGGTCATCTAATGTTATATAATTCCATCCTATAGCGATATAACCACCCGTAAGAAAACTTCTAAAAAATTGACCTTT